ACCGGCACTATTTCAACTTGTCCGTTTGCTAATATCTCATCTATTTTTTCTCTATTGTAAAGTAGATAAAAGTTTGAATAGATTGGTTGCATCCAAGGTTCCATTTTTTCTCTAAGGTCTCCTGGTAGGAAACCAATTTCTTCTTTACTTACTGTCGGTCTTGTAATAATAATCTTACTAACCGTTTTCTTAAATAACATATCTAATGCAATTTGACAAGCTAATAGTGTTTTACCACTACCCGCTTTACCACTTAGGATTGTTATTGCGTTATTTAATATTTTATCTTTTGCTTCCTTTTGTTCTTCGTTTAATTGAATTTGAAACTTTATAGGTCCCTTTTCTTTTTGTTTTTCTTCTTTAATTTTATCTGTCAATTCTTTGTTTTTTGTTGATTGATTTTCTCCCATAACGAATCTAATTTAGTATTACCTTTTATGTTGGTTGGAATATAAGGACAATGGCGGCAGCCACTCCCACAGCAATCACCTCTGTCAATGTGATACTTAGGAGTAAAAACCACTTTACCATTTTCCAAATAATATAATTCTTCATCATTTTTATTTAACTTCACAAGCACCCCCAGCACATGCTAACTCACCACTAAGGTCTGTATTGTCTTCCAACTCAATAACCTTTGATAAATCTACATCACTTAGAGTTTGCATTAATTCTTCATATCTTTCTTTCGTACAATCTTCAAATGGAGCCTGAATGTAAGTTCCACCATCGTAAGGTAATACTGAAAGTCCATTGTAGTATTCTTTGTTTTCCCACATCCATTCTCCAACTGCTTTCCATTCGTGTTCTCTTATAGATATTGTTGCAGAAACATTATGAGAATTTGAACCGCTTCTATGTCCAGGTTTAACCCATTCACTATGTACCTTTTTAACTCTCTCTAATAATTGAATTGGAGATTCTGTTCTAAAGATTGCAGTTTCAGGTGCCTTTTGTGGAATACCAATTACTGCTGTATCATGTGGTCTAAAATATTCATCTTCTACTAAATCAGGATGGTTTAATACCAAATGAGAATACATTGATTCATTCTTACCTACTCTTACTCTACGAATATAGTAATCATTATGCCAAGCGTGAATACCACTACTTGTTCCTAATGCTAAAGATGTTGTTCCAGCTGGTTTAACTGTTGTAGTTCTTGCTGAAATATTGATTCCTAGTACTTCTGCCACTTTTCTATTTTCTTCTTTAACAATTTTAGCCGCTGCTTTCATATCTAATTTTAGAACTGCACCACTTCCGATACCTGTCATAGATACACCAATAAGTGCATCCTTTTCAGTTGTTCTTTGCCAAATTGGTCTAAGATAATGGAAATCAGTATAACCTGCTTGCAATGTTCCTATGAATGATGCCGCTTTAACTCTTTCGTTTAAATCATTTTGGTCTACTACATCACTTACATTTACTTCACATAAGTTGCAGAATTGAAATGGTCTTAATGCAATCTCGCAACAAGGATTAGTTCCCCAATCTTTGTCATTTGATAAATAGATACCAGGTTCACCTGCTCCACTTGCTTCAATTCTTTTCCAAAGTTCTAAAAAATATTCCTTTGTAATTTTATGTCTCATTAGGACTGCTGAGTTATTTGCTCTACCTCTTTGTGGATTTGTTTCCCACCAAGCACCACTCTTACAACTAATCATTTGTTCATCACTTGCAGAGAACAAGCAAATCAATGCTGCTCTACGAATACCACCTGCCAATACTGCATCTGCAATATGGCAAACAATATCATGCACTTCAATTGGTTTTAATTTATCACCATCTTTTTTTGCATCTAAGATACCTTCAATCTTAATCAAACATTCTTTTAAGGGTTGAGGTCCTGGTGCTTTACCACCACTTGTAATTAATCGTGCACCTTTTGCTCTAATATCTCTAAAGTCAAATTGAGGTTTACTTCCACCAAAGAAATATGATTTTACTAATACTGAAATTGAATCCGCCCATCCTTCAATAGAATCACCAATCAAAAATCTACGTGTTTTAGATGCATTAGGTTTTCTAATTTCAGGTAATGCTTCAACATGATGTTGTTGAACTGAATATCCTACACCTGTTCCACCTAAAAGTAAGAACATAATTTCAGAAAATATTCTCCAATCATCAATTGGTGCGAATGCACAATTGTAAATTCTATTTGGACTTATTTCAATTGGTTTGCCGGCGAACTGCATTGAACGCATTGATGGTAAAACTTTTTTGTCATAAACAAATTTGTAATTCTCTCTAATTTCTTCTTCTAATTTAGGATACGTCTTAATATGCATATTCATATTTCTCGTAACTAATTCTTCCCATGTCTCTCTTCTTTTTAATTCAGGTTGAAATTTTGCATATTTCATATAAACTGTAATGTCAGAGAGAATCCTTTGTGAAATGTCCATTGTTTTTTGTAATTTTGTAAGATTAATAAATAAAACTTTTTTCTTAAAAAGTGTGAAATGTACCAATAACTATTAGTATATTCATATATAGATACGACTTTTGAAAGAAAATAACCCACTTTTTTTAAGTTTTTTTTTTCCACAAGTTATATACTTATTAACCCATATTTTCTATATATTTTTTATGTAAAAGTTTCTTTTCTAAGTTACCACCATTGCTAGATTCTTTCTGTGTCATCACCCCATCTGCTGATAATGGTTCAAACACATCTATCTGCCCAATCATAGTATCCATTTTAGCTGGGAAAGTTAAACCATCTGCTCCAAATCTATTTTTCATAACATGGAATCGTGCTGTATTACTTAACTTATCTTTTGCTTTTCTACTTACACTCATAATGAAATCTGATGTCATTACTTTTGCATAAGAATCTGCAATTGAATCAGCTTGGATAACTTCAAAATCAATTGCTGAACGATTGGTTTGTGATGCTGTCCAAATTGGAACACCTAACTCACCACTTAATCCTCTGATTTCTTCATACACTCCACCCAATTCTGCATAGGTACTATCTCGTTTATTTACGGGCTTCAACAAATCTGCATAATCAATAATAATTAAATCAGGTTTGAATCCGAATCCTTTGTACTTATCTAAATGTGCTTTGATTGTTTTTGTACTTGCTCCTCTCGGTGGATAATACTTTACCATTAGATTTGCTTTGTGGTTTTTAAGTTTAGCTACTACTTCTTCTTTTCTATCTTTCAATTCGTTAGATGGAATCCCAGTCATAATAGTATCATATCGTGTACCTGCATAGATTTCTGATAATTCTAATGTATAATGCATTACATTGTAACCTTGCCTTACCGCATCGGCTGCTATCTTACATAATACCCATGTCTTACCAACTCCACTCGGTGCTACAATTACTCCTAATTCACCTGGTCCTAAACCACCATCCATTAAATCATTGATTGGTTTCCATCCGGTAGGTACTGAACTTCTTTTAGTTTCTTCCATCCTCATCGCAATATCCTTATAGTAATCGTGTCCTAAATTGTTTTCCATTCCCGCTTTTAATGCGTTCTGAACTACAACTCCTATCTCATCCCAACTCTTTTCGGATTTGATTAGGTCTACTGATTGAAATATTGCGGCTTTTAACTTTTGAAACTTTGAGAATTTAATATATTCGGTTTTTACAAACTCCATATCTTCACTACCGAATACATCATAGATTTGTTTTATTCTTTCTATGATTTGTTTCTTTTGAGTATCCGTTCCCAAAGATGCCAACTTAACTTTAAATACGTCTAAGGTTGGTGCGGCGAATTGTTTTGCTTGATAATCTAATATCGATTCTACAATCCACTTATCTTGTTCACTCTCAAAATAATCTTTGTTTGTAATTTCAGAAACTTGATTAAGAAAAGGTAAATCCGATAATAATGCAGCTATGACTTTAGATTGGTATGATTCACCAAATTTTTCTAATGTATCTACTGCGTTCATTATTTACTTTCTTTTTCTTTTGTTTCTTTCTTAGGGTTTTTATATTCTTTCCACTCCGATTTAGGAATAAATTTCCATTCACTCGTTGCGTTGTAAGCATCTTTATCACTTACTCTAATAATGTTTCCCGTTTTGTTGCTTTTAAGACACTTCATAGGTTGTTTCCTCCGTGTTTGTTTTTAATTGTTATTTATGTAATTTTGCGAAAGTAGTTTGAATCCAGCTATTAACATCACCAAATGAATTAATAACTTTCATTCCCATTGCTTTCTTTATGAATCCTAATTTATCCAATTTTGCTGAATTATCCAAATATTTTTGGTTAATTGTTAGTTTTTTATTGGTTGGTATTTCGGGATCTGATAATTGCATAAGTTTATAGTTCCTTTCAATTATCTTTTTACCATCTAAAATCTTATCATAGAATTTATTTTCACTCTTACGATTTTCGCATAGAATAAACATATCATCTATTGTAATTTCTTTTTCTTCCACCACCTCTGGAAATCTCTTAATAATAGTTTTAAGACCACACCCAGCAATACCATCAATATTATCGGACTTATCACCATCAAGAGTACGATAAACCATAAAGTTTGCAGGATGAACACCATACTCTGATATAACAAGGTTGGTATCGTATAATTTTTTCTTAGTCGGCGAATAAACTTTAACTCTTTCATTTACTAATTGTAGGAAATCTTTATCAGCACTCATAATAACTGCCGATTCATCCTCTTTTAAAAGTTGTGATGCAATATAGCCCATAACATCATCTGCTTCAATACTATCATATAGCATAATTTCCACAGGTAGATACTCTAGGAGTTCGATTAAACCAATCATTTGTCGTTTCATAGATACACCTTCTTCTTCTTTGTTCATCAAATCTGAGTATGCTCTATTCACTCTAAAACGATTGTTGCCTCGGTTCTCTTTATAACCACTATATAAATCCTTTCTACTTTTAGAACCACCCTTACCATCAAATACAATTATACAACGAGTTGCATTATATTCTCTGATAGCATATCCGATACCTTTTAATGTACCTACTATGCCGCCAATGTGGTCTCCGTTATCATCCATTGTGGGATTTACCGTCCAACTTCTTATAAAAGTATTAAGACCATCAACAATTAATACTTTTTCTTTTCCTAATTGCTGATAGTCTTTTTCTACTTCGTTTAGTAACTTTTTATATGTTTCGTTCATAAACCTTTATTCTGTTTCGATATCGGGTTCTGGTATTTCACCACCATTATCATATGTAATTTCATCCGGATCGATTCCTTCTTTTTTATATTGTAAGATTGTTGATTCACAAATCTTTCTATAAATTTGGTCTCTTAATTCATCTTTAACTCCCATCATTTGAATGAAATCTTTAGATTGGAATTTGATAACTTCACCAGTATCAGTGTCAATGTATTCGTACCATGCACCACCTTGCTTAACTAATTTGTTATCTTTCATCACCTTTAACCATCCACCATAATTATCAATACCTCTATCAAAGAAAATATCGAAATCTGCAGAACGTAATGGTGGTCCTAATCTATTCTTAATAACCTGTGCTCTTACTTTGATACCAATGATTCTCTCACCTGCTTTAATCTGTCCCATATTCTTTAAACGAATACGAACCGAAGCGTGGAATGCCAATGCTTTACCACCCGATGTAGTCCAAGGGTCACCAAACATCACACCTAATTTTTGCCTAAGTTGATTAGTAAATACAACGGAGATTCTTTGTCTACCAATTACATTGGTAATCTTTCTCATTGCTTTTGAAATGATAATTGCCTTATCAGTTGCGTAACCATCTTTATCATAATCAGCATCCATCTCCTTTTTAGTTGATGCTGCTGCTACTGAATCGACTACGATTGTAACTAATCTATCCTTATCACCTTTACGAACTTGCTCAATGATTGTATCAATTGTTTCAAAAATATCCTCAACTGTGTCTACTGAAACGTATAATAGTTTAGAAACATCTACTCCAATTGCATCAAAGAACTCTCTACTTACCGCCGTTTCAGTATCAATTAATACTGCTACTCCACCCTGTCTTTGTGTTTCTGCTAACACGTGTGCTGATAAAAGTGATTTACCACTTTGTTCTAAACCGGTGATTTCGGTAATTCTTCCTACGGGTAATCCCCCATAAGGTCTGTTCGAAATTGCTACGTCTAACATTGCTGTTCCAGTGGAAACCCAACCCGGTACATTGGTTGGGGCCCCATCGGAATCATCATCCAAGAAGAAAGCTACCTTTTGGTCTTTCCACTTTTTGTTAAGACTATCGGCAATTTGATTTGCTAAGTCTACTTTTGCCATAAAAATTATGAATTAAATAAGTCATCAAATGCTGCTGCCACATCCACTTTAGGTGCCGGTGCTGCTGTCTCATCATCCCAAGGTAAATCATTTGGTAGTGAACCAATACCTACACCTGGAATTTCCGTTAATTGTTCTTCAACTTTCTTTGGTTGAGGAGCTAATGTTTGTTGTGTTACCGAAGGAGTTGGATTTTCTTCCTCAATTGCTGCTGTTGGGTTTAACCAATTCTCTAACACAGTCTTTAATTCTGCATAAGATAATTCGGAATAGATGTCTGTAATATCAGTTTGTTCATCTAATAATTTAGCTGCAGTTGCAGGAGTATCATGTAATAACGATACATTTGGTTTCACTCTGATTCGAGTTTCAGGATATGTTTTACCCGCTTCCTCTACGATTTCAATAACAATATCTCTACCATTTGTTTCATCGGTAATATCACCATAATCAGGATCAGCTACAATAGCTAAAATCTCTTGATAAACAGTTTTACCAAATCCCCAAAATTTAACACCCTCATTCTCTTGTCCTCTTACGACAATTGGTGCGAATGTTCTTAACTTTGGTTCCATTTTCTTACCTGCTTTCCAATTCTCAGTATCACCTAATTTCTTAAGTTTTTCTGCGAACTCTAAAAT